TTTGTTTTTATGTGTTAATTTATATAATAAAAAAAATCCCCCTAATAATAGGAGGATTAGTAAGATAAAACGCGATTTATATTGATTAGATTAGTACCCATTGATTTTTATTTTAGGAATAAATACAACAAAGTTTTCAAAAAAACAATAATTTGATAAAAAAAATTTAATTTGTCATAAAAACTGACAAATTGTCAGTTATTTTTATTATGGTCTAGTTTTTATACATTGAAATATAAATTTTGGATTGACTCCATAAAAAATAAAACATATAATTAAACAAAAACAGAACAATTATGAGTAAAATTTTAGGAATTGACTTAGGTACGACAAATTCGTGCGTTGCAATTATGGAAAATGGTGAACCAGTAATTATCACCAATTCAGAGGGTAAAAGAACTACCCCATCAATTGTTGGATTTATTGATGGTGGGGAAAGAAAGATTGGCGACCCCGCTAAAAGACAATCTGTAACAAATCCAGACAAGACAGTTTATTCAATTAAACGATTTATGGGCTCAAATTATGACGAAATCAAGTCTGAGGTTAAGAGAGTTCCATATAATGTCGTAAAAGGGAAAAATAACACACCTAAAGTGAACATTGAAGGAAAGGAATATTCCCCACAAGAAATTTCTGCTATGGTATTACAGAAAATGAGACAAACTGCTGAGGATTATTTGGGTCAATCAATAACTGAAGCGGTAATTACAGTTCCCGCATACTTCAATGATGCTCAAAGACAAGCAACAAAGGAAGCTGGAGAGATTGCTGGGTTGAATGTAAGACGTATTATCAATGAACCAACGGCCGCAGCATTGGCATATGGTCTTGATAAGAAGAACAAAGACTCAAAAATCGTTGTTTTTGATTGTGGTGGTGGTACTCATGATGTTTCTATCCTTGAATTGGGTGGTGGTGTGTTTGAAGTATTGTCAACTGATGGTGATACTCACCTTGGTGGTGATGATTTTGACCAAGCAATTGTGGATTGGTTGACAACTGAGTTTAAAAATGAGAATGGAGGTTGGGTTGATGATTCAATGTCATTACAAAGACTTAGAGAAGCCGCAGAGAAGGCAAAAATTGAACTTTCATCATCTCAAAGTACTGAAATTAACCTACCATACTTTATGGTTATTGATAATCAACCAAAACACCTTGTAAAAACACTTACAAGAGCTAAATTTGAACAGATTATTGATAAATTGGTTGAAAGAACGATTGCACCTTGTAAATCAGCCCTTAAAAACGCTGGATTATCTGTAAATGACATTGATGAAATCATTTTGGTTGGTGGATCAACAAGAATTCCAGCAATTCAAGATGCGGTTAAGAAATTCTTTGGAAAAGAACCATCAAAAGGTGTAAATCCTGATGAAGTTGTTGCTCTAGGTGCTGCAATTCAAGGTGGTGTGTTAGCTGGAGACGTAAAAGATGTACTTTTGTTGGATGTAACCCCACTTTCACTAGGAATTGAGACAATGGGGGGTATTATGACCAAATTAATTGACGCAAATACAACAATTCCAACTAAAAAGTCTCAAATTTTCTCTACAGCGATAGATAATCAACCATCTGTAGAAATTCACGTACTACAAGGTGAAAGGTCGATGGCAAAAGACAACAAAACCATTGGTAAATTCCATTTGGATGGTATTCCGCCATCAATGAGGGGTGTTCCTCAGATTGAAGTGACATTTGATATTGACTCAAATGGTATTATTAATGTTTCCGCGTTAGATAAGGGTACAAATAAGAAACAAACCATTAGAATTGAGTCATCATCAGGGCTTTCACAAGAAGAAATTGATAGAATGAAGAAAGAAGCTGAAGAAAACGCTGAAAGTGATAGATTAGCTAAAGAAAAAGTTGAGAAAATCAATGAAGCGGACAGTACAATCTTTAATATTGAGAAAACAATGAAAGATTTGGACGAAAAAATCAGTGATGAACACAAAGAGGAAATTAAAAAAGGTTTGGAATTATTAAAAGAGGCTAAAAACACTGGTGAAATGGATGAAATTAACACAGCATTAGATAATGTTAATTCAACTATGCAAAAAGTAACACAAGAACTTTATAGTAATGTAGAACAAACTGAAAATACAGATGGATTCACAGGTTCAGATGTCGAATTCGAAGAAGTGAAATAATAAAACCCCCCCCAATTAAACGTTGGGGGTTTCTTCTTTTTGTTCTTCAGTTTTCTTTTCTTTTTGAATTTGGTGAATTATGTAACCTGAGATTGCGAATTCAACTCCAGCCCACATAATTAAGTCAGTCATAGTTAATGTTGAATGTTTTTCAAGCAAAAAGAAAATCATACCCCATTGTGCAACTATGAATGCAATACCAGATTCAATTCTTTTTTTGGAAAATATTGAGTTTTTAGTAGAATATATTTTACCAATTTCTCTTATAAACCATTTTGTATTCTCCCATCCAAAAAATAGTTTTCGTTTCATAGTAGTTTTATTTATAAATATCATAAATAGAAAAAGGGGAGTAGCGAATTCCCCTTTTATTTGTTACCATAACTAGTAACGGTCCTAAAAGTCCTCCTAAGAGGTTAGATTATTTACCTTTTGCAAGTTCAATACATCTTTTTAAATATTCTTTTGCTCTTGGTGATGGTGTGTACTCATCATCTTTTGTTTGAAGATTTAAAACTCTTTCAATGTCCTTAACAAGCTCAGTTCCGTGTTCATTTTCTTTATAAAGTTCTGTTATTTTGTCCATTGCTTTTTTACACTCATTTGAAGCTTCGTCAAAATAGTTTTTATTTCTAAATTTATTTAAATGGTGCATAAGTTTATATGCCAAATGTGAACCTCCATCTTTAATATCTTTAAATAATCTTATATTATTAAGAATACCCAAAGTATCTACCATTGAATTTACACCTAATTTTCTTTTATTAACTCCTGTGGCGTAATCTTCATATTCATCAGCAGTACCAACAATTTCATCCAATGGAATTATATTTTCAGGTACACATCTTGGTTTTTCCTCAAGTTCTCCATCTTTCTTATCAGTTTTTGGAGATTCAATTTCTTTTAATAAATTCTTTCTTACTGAACTTATAATATCAAATTCATTTATGATAGATTTTTTCATATTTTTTTCTTTATAAATATATCAAAGGTGTGAAAACTTAATTAGTTATTTTATTATGATTTTTATTTTATTAGATTCCCCATCTTTGTCTTAACTTAGCTTTTACTTCACCTTTTGACAATACACCATCATTATTGGCATCTACAGGGTTTTTTTTGGCAATTAATCTTGCTGTTTCATTTGAACGTTCACTACCTAAAATAAAACTATCATCTTTTGTTACAGCAACAGGATAAAACACTAAGAAATAAGCATCTTCAGGACTTTTAACACTTGGTATTAATCGTTTATTTGCCTGAAAGAATTTTTTTACATAATCTAATTGTTCTATTGCTGACATAGTTCTCAATTCACCAACAGTTGTACCTAAACTTTTTGCTGTAGATGGTGTAAATTGAATAAGCCCTGTAGCACTCGTTTCTGAATTAACAGCACTAGGGTCAATACCACTTTCAAAGTACATAATGGCCAAAATTATTTTATAATCTAATCCAACATCTTCACCAATTCTTCTTACTTTATCAACAAAATCTTCACCATATTTATTTAGTGCGATTTTTTCAAAATTATTCCCACTAAATTTAGCACTAGATGATGGTAAACTTTCTGTTTTTGTGAAATTTATTTTAGCAAAATCTTCATCAGTAATTGTATTTTTTATCATACTGATAATTTTATTTTTAATATTTGTTGTGATTTTACCAGTTTCTTCTAAATTGTTATCTCTTTGAAAATCTTTAACCGCTTTTTTTGTTTCTGGACCAAATATACCATCAACACCCCATTTGTCTAAAGAATATCCTAGTAATTGTAATGCTAGTTGGAAGAGTGCAACTTTTTCGTTAACATCACCTGTCTCTAAAATTTTATTTTCAGTTAAAATTGTATTTCTATTAATATTATGTTCTGTGATTTTTTCCAAATCTGAAACAAATTTGTTAGTTAATTTTTTTTCACCAAATAAAGAACCAAAAGGAGATGACAAATACTTAGATAAGAATTTTTTAAACCCACCTAAAAAGTTAAATCCAAAATCCCAATCTTTTTTTTCTGATTTATCTTTGGTATTTACGTTTCCTGTAATCTTATCATTAATATAATCAGCCATTTTATCATGTACTGTTCCATTAACGTGAGTACCATCACCAGCCCAAGATGGACTACCACCCGGCATTTTAGATATAACTAACACATCTTCACCTTTTACGCCACTAAGTAAAGCTTTTTGAAATTCAATCATTCTTGAACGGCCTCTTAACATACAATCTTCATTACAATATTTTGTTGGTCTCAAGTTACCACCTTTTGAAAATCGTTTTTCAGACATTACCGATTCAGCATCATAACCTGCAAAAACAATTGCCTTACCTCCTTGTTCTTCAACTAATTTAACCATTTTATTAATGTTGCCGATAGCCTGACTAATTGATGTTAATGATAGCATATCATTAGTTCCCCCATATATAAAAACTAAATCATATTTTTTTTGATTAAGTTTTCTTTCTAAATGTTCAAGCATCCAAGATGTTGGTTTACCACCTTCAACCAAATGGTCAGAATTCCATTCACCTAAATGTCTATTAGCTAATTTATAATTCCAAGTATAACCAGGTCCAGAACTCAAACTATCACCCACAAATAATACATTTAATTTTCCATCTGATTTTTCTTCTTTAATAACATCAACCAATTTTTTTAATTGGGTTTCTTGAATAATTAATTTCATAAAATTATATTTCTTTATAAATATAATTTATAATAAAAAAACCCCTTTATTCAATAGGGGTTTTATCGTTTTTTGTTGAGTCATCTTTTTTGTTTGGTAACATAACCTCTAACCAAATATCAAAAATTAGAAAATATATCCACCAAGTTAGTAAACTTATTGGGTATGATTCAGGATAATAAGAAGTTACACAAAGTAGATAAAAAACTTTGGCAAAAATGAATATTCTTACAATTACGTAAAAAAACCGATAAAATTCACTCATAGTTATTTAATTGTTTGATTGTTAATATATGATTATAAAAATAAGAATATTTATTTAAAAAAACAAATTATGAGAAATAGTTTAGACAATTTAATCAAAAAAGTACTGAAAGAATCAATTAATCCCCCAATGAGATTAACTGAACCTTGTATGATATCTGAAGATTTAAAATATCACTTGGAAAACAGAATATCATTAAATGAAAATATCTTTAGAATATATTCTGACAAATATTTTAAATTAATCAATGAAGTTAGAAATTTATATTATCAAGGTAATATTAGATTAAACGAAGATGATATTTGGTTGGTTGAATCTGACTTGGGTAAAAAGGTATTATTAGAAAATGGTGATGAAGTATGGTTGGATGCTCCAATGTTTGAAGAGGAAGTGGAGGAGTTATTATTTGAAGCGAAACATCGTGGAAAGAATGTTAAATTAAATTCCCCATTTAGAACACCAGGAGGTCCTAAGAAATTTGCCGTTTATGTAAAAACACCAAAGGGTACAATTAAGAAGGTAACATTTGGAGACCCAAATCTTAAAGTGAGAAATAGAAATCCAAAAGCGGCAAAATCATTTAGAGCAAGACATAATTGTGACCAAAAGAAAGATAGAACCACTGCTGGGT